CACAGCACCCTCCGCCGTTACATCACGCTGAGCGACCGCTACGGCACCAAGCTCAACTGGGAGCACGTCGAACGCCTGGCCCGCGGTATCATTCAGATGGCCGAGCTTCGAGCTGCGAAGCAGGTCGTGGACATGGGAATCGAGATGCCCGAAAGGCCGATGTAGCGATGGAGCTGACGTGGTGGGAATGGGAGGAGATGCAGGGTGCGATCACCGAGCGCCATGAACTGTGGCGTGAACATCCGGAACGTGCTCTCACCTACTTCCGGATGGTAGACGACATCCCTGTCTACGCCCTTCAAGCGATGCCGGGCCCTGGCCGGAGCGAGTTCCGCCTGGTCCAGGTATCCGGGATCCCTCTCACGTGGGCCCAGAGCGAGGTCGACGAGCACCTCCAAATGATGCGGGAACGCTTCACCTCCTTCCCTTTCCGACAGGAGGTGGAGCAGTTCCTCCTGTCGGAGGACGTGCTCAACAACCCGGACCAGGCCCACATCATCGCTATCGTGATCGGACGGATGCAACAGGCACCCGTATCCGAGCCGATGCCAGTAAAGATCCCCTTCCCTCACGAAGAGCGTCGTTTCACCCTACACGAGGGGGGATCGATAAAGTTCTGGAGGCAAGGGGACATGCTCCGCTGTTACATGGAGCTGAGACGAGACGGGAACCTGGGCCCCACGAGTGCCAGCTTCATCCTCCTCGACGGCCACATGCGTATCAGGGGGACCTCGATGACCCGAGCAATGCAGTGGCTTACCGGGGACAAGGAGATCGAGGAGATCCTCCGTGACCCACACGCATACGCAAGGAGACGAATAGATGCCGAGCATGCCGAAAGGCAAAGTGACCTACCGCTGGAGCCCGAAGGCGGGAATGCGGGCAGCCCAGCTAGCGGACCTCGGGACACCGGTACGGGTGAAGATCGTGGAGGCGTTCTACCTGAAGACGGAGGGCTCCAGGGTCCTACAGCTGATCATCGAACCGTCGGAATCTTTCCTCCAGGAGAAGAATGAGTGAGAACCGACGACACTCTGTCCACCTTACCCTTCGTCTCACACCGGAGGAGTACAAGGAGTTTCTTGCGAGGTGTGAGTCGTGTGAACCACCAGCTACACCGACATCTGCGATCCGCTGGTTGATCGCGATGTGGTGTGAAGAAGGGTATTCAGATAAGAGGGACACGAATGTCATTCCTAGACCTTGAGGTCGACGACCAAGTGATCAACCTGAACCAATCTCGGGTTCAGACCTTCCTCCGGTGCCACCGGAAGTACGGGTGGTTCTACCACGAGCATCTACAGCCGGACAGGCCCACGTACGCTCTCAGCTTCGGAACCGCGGTCCACGCGGCCCTAGCGGAGGTGGCCTCAGGGAAGATGGACATGAACGACGCCCTCTCACACGGCATCGCGACGTTCCGGAAGCAGATGCCCGAAGGGAAGTTCCCCGGAGACGAGGGCATCGTCAACGAGCACATCGAGCTGATGGAGAAGATGCTCCCAGCGTACTACGAACACTACAAGAGTGACTACAATCCGTGGAAGCCGATCGGTCTCGAGGTAGCGGGGCGCGTGGAGATCGGGACAGGGACAAACGTGTTCCTCGTGTTCCGAACGGACGAGCTCGCACTCCAGGACAAGATGCTCTGGATCGTGGACCACAAGACCGCGGCGAGGCTGGATCCCAGGGACATGCTTAAGTACGAGATGGACCTCCAGATGACGGCCTACACGTACGCCATCACGAAGAAGCTGACACAGGAGAGTGGACGTCCGGTCCGAGTGGCCGGCGTGATCGTGAACGTCCTCGTCAAAACCCAGGTGCCTCAGTTCCACCGCGAACGTTTCATCCGGACGGACGAGGAGCTGGAGGAGTTTGAGCGGGAGTTCGTGGAGATCGCCCGGGAAATTCGGTGGCGACACCGACGGGTGAAGGAGGGTGAGGACTGGAAGCAGGTGTTCTACAAGAACACGAACGAGTGCTTCTCCTACGGCACCTGCTACTTCCGGGACCTGTGCCTCAAGGACAACCCGATCCGGCGGATGGCCTACATCCCCCGTAAGAGGGACTACGTAGACGATCCCTCGATCCTCACCCAGAAGAAGGAGGCCGTTGGTGGGGGGTAACCTTTCCATCCAGATTCTCCCGGGTCACGTGCTCATCACTCGTGACCCAATCGTAGACAGAACGCCCAGTGGCCTGATCGTGCTCCCTCCGCACTACGAGGAACTGTCAGTCTGGGGCTACGTCCATCTCCATGAGCCCGGCGGATACTGGGACTACTGGGGCGGTGAACCACTTCTTAGCGGCTGCAAGGTGGTAATCGAGAAACTGTCAGGGCGGCCATTCACGCTACACGGCCTCGATCTGTGGCTCCTTCCCGAGCACAGCATCCTGGCCGTATTGGAGGACAACATGTTCAGAGACGAGTTGAAGGAAGAAGTGGGCAAGCTGATCGACAGCGTGGTTCCGGAGAACACGACGCTGACGGATGACGACCTCGTGGGCATCGAGAACGCCCTCGAGGATCTCGGCGAGCTCGTGGCCGAGGCGGACAAGGAAGATGGCGACCCCGCAAATTAAGCCGGGCGAGGCCCTCACACTGTACGAGGACGGACACGAGGTAGCTCGTGTCCGCCTCCGCTACAGCGACCTCGGGGTGATCCTCGAGGTGGCACAGCGTAAGCCCGGCACGCACGTCTGGATTCCGTGGACAGACATGGTCCACCTCACCACGGTCGGTGGGCGGATCAGCTTCGCGGTCACGGGGAAGAGAGGGGATATAGCGTAATGCCATTCGAACTCCTGCGCACGAGCAGTCTCAAGGCGCCAAGGGCGACGATCCTCGTGTACGCACCTCCGCGCTGGGGGAAGACACATCTTGCACGGACGTGTCCCAAACCTCTGGTGATAAGTACGGAGGCAGGAAGCACCGGCGGCCTGATGACACTGTCAGACCTAGACCTACCAGCTGTGAGGGTCCGGAGCTGGGATGAGATGGTCCAGCTGATCGCCACGCTCCGGAAGACACCTGGCCGCGTGGAGCTGGACGGTGAGATCTTCGAGACGGTGTTCATCGACAGCCTCGGACCCGGGTGTGGCGAGCTGTGGATGCAGGCCGGAATGAAGATCATGGGCTGGAAGGACGTCTGGGGGATGGAGAAAGGGAAGGATCCCAGACGGGTCTACAGCTACATCAGCGAGAAGGGACAGCAGGCCATGAAGTTGTTCCTGTCGTTGGACGCACATCTCGTGATGACCTCACGAGTGACCATCCTCGAGGAGTCGGTGGGTTTCGACGACAAGGGGAACGAGATCAAGGTCCAATACGAGGTGCCCGATTTACCTGGCCAGCAACTACCGAAGAAGCTGACAGGGGAGACGGACGCCACGTTGTACGGTGAGTTCCGGGGCGCGACACGTGTCTTCCGGACGAAGAACCAGGGGAAGCGGGTCTCAGGAATCCGAGCTCCGGGTGGAACACCCATCCCGGATCCTATCCTGGCGAACATCACAGACGTGATAGCCCTGATGATGGGCGACATGACGGCTGTGAAGCGACTTGAGGTTCCCAAACCGGGAGCCTCTGGAAGGGGCACAACGCCCACAACGACCACGACACGTGGTCAAGGAGAAGCGTAATGGCACAACTGCCTGGCGGACCCGTCCGCACCGGAGACCTCGCGTCCAGCCTCATGCCGGACGCCGTTTACACCTTCCGCATCGACCGCGCCGAGATCAAGAAGGCGCAGGGCGAGGGGAAGGAGCCGTACATCAACCTCATGCTCAAGTGCGTCGACGAGGGCGAGTGGCTCGGTCGCGCGGTGTGGGACATCCTGACGCTGGCGAAGGGCAAGACCTTCAAGCTCGACCAGCTCCTCAAGGACGCCCTCGGCTGGGGTGAGGACGACACGCTGGACGATACCGACCAGCTCCTCCAGCTCGAGGTCTGCGCTGCCATCACCACCGAGAAGGGGCAGGCCGGCTACAGCGACCGTAACAAGGTCGTGAAGTACCTCCCCACGGACATCGCCCGGTAGGCCTTCGGCCTACAAACAACGTTACCCCCCACCAACGCAGACTTGGTGGGGGGTATCGTCTAGGAGGTCAGATGGATTCACGACTCACCTGGTGTCGTTTCTGGGGCCACCAACACCCCCTTTCACATTGGAGTTCACATGCCGAGAGACAAGGACCTAGACGATCTCCCGCGGCTCCGGGATCTTACTGGCTCGAGTGCCCCGACTGCCTCCGTAAGTCAAGGGGCTGGAATGCACACCTATCCTACAGGCGCGAAACGCAGCGGCCGAGTGGTCAGGTACGACCTCGTGGTCCACTCCCTGATCGAGCGTATCGCAGAGCGTGCAACTGGGCACGCCGACGAATCTGGCCAGGCGGATGGTGGGGCTCTAAAATACGGAGAGGGTAACTGGGAGAAGGGCCTCCCAACCTCGGACGTGTTGAATCACACGATCGCGCACCTCCTGACGTTGCAGGACGCTTTCCGCCGGGGCCTAGCTTACGTTGCCCAACAAGAAGGAACCTGGCCAGAGCGTATGCAAGAACTGTGCGAGGGGATGAACAGCCTGCTCGAGGTGGACGACCACATCGGGGCCGCGGGATGGGGCCTGATGGTGCTGTCGCATCAGTTGGAGAACGGGTTCTTTCACGACCCATTGTTCGAACAGGGGGCAACAATACCCCCCACCAAGGAGACGCTCGATGAATTGTACGGCAAGAGTGACAATCGCCATGGGACACAGGCTTCTGGGGCACGAGGGACTGTGCGCAAATCTCCACGGACATAACTACGTGTTCGAGGTCACGGTGATGGGCAACCCGGACGCGGTGGGCCTCGTGACGGACTTCACCGTGATTAAAAGGGACATGCGGAAGCTGCTCGACACCTTGGACCACACAATGCTCCTGATCAAGGGGGATCCGGCCCAAGCCTTCTTCGAGAACAGTGAGAACCGCTACATGCTCCTCACGAGGAACCCTAGCGCGGAGCACATCTCGAGCCTGATGTTCAACCACATGCAGGACCTCTCGTATAGCGTGAAGGAGGTCAGAGTGATGGAGTCCGATGGTGGATGGGCTACCACGGATCGGGTTAACAGGGAAGTATACCTGATAAAGGGGCGTGTATGAAGTATCCACTCGCCGAGCGCTTCAAGAGCATCCAGGGAGAAGGCCTCTACACCGGGGCCCCGATGGCCTTTATCAGGCTTGTAGGATGTAGTGTGGGACAGGGGGTGTGCACTCACTGCGACACGGACTTCGACAAGCCATATCCCGAGCTTGGTGGGGGGTTGTACGATCCCACGGAGCTCGCTACGTGGTCGCTCCCCTACGATACGATCTGTCTTACAGGTGGAGAGCCACTCGACCGGAGCCTCAAGCCCCTCGTGGACGCGGCTCACGAGGAGGGGATCGTGGTCCACGTGGAAACCTCGGGGACCGTGAAGTACGATCCCCAACGCCACGGCTCCCTTAACTGGATCACTGTGTCTCCCAAGCCGGGCTACCTACCCTTCATGATCGAGATGGCCAACGAGGTCAAGGTTATCTTGGGGGGCCTAGGAGACGATCCGACAGGGTGGCCCAGCGTGGAGCAAGCTGTCGTGTGGGCCAGGGAAGGCAAGCTGGTCTACCTGCAGCCTCGGAACCTGAAACACTTCATCGACCCTCTCGCGCTGGACGAGGCACTCGGGCTGGTGGACAGGCACCCGGAGCTCCGCCTTAGCAACCAGTTCCACAAGTTCCTGAACGTGAGGTGAAGCCATGCCGATTAACTGGTATACCAAATCCGGACTCCGTGAAGTGCACGACATCGTTCTCGCTCACATTGGCAGTCTGAAGCTCCAACCGAAGGAGATTCAATCCCGTGAGCTCTCACTCGCTGTCACCAACCTCGAGCAGGGATGCTTGTGGCTCAACAAGGCTCTGGACCAGCTTGAGGTCGAGGAAGAGCAGTGAAGAAACGGGAAACGTTACCCCCCACCAACCGGTTCGACGACAAGAAACTCCAGCAGGGGGTCAAACTCCTGCTGGAGGGAATGGGAGTGGATCTCAGTGATCGTAATTACAAGGACACGCCCGCGCGCGTCACACGTATGTACCGAGAGCTGTTTACTCCCAGGCACAACAGCTTCGCCACCTTCCCCGAACAACACGACTCCATGGTTATTCTACGGGGACATGTTGTGCATGGAGTCTGCCCGCACCATCTCGTTCCGGTGGAGATGCGTGTGTACGTCGGTTACATTCCGCATAAAGAGGTCCTCGGTCTCTCCAAGCTGGCACGTGTTGCTGAACAGCCTCTCACAGGACCCATCATGCAGGAGACGTACACCGACGCAGTGGTCGATCTCCTCCAACACGCCACAGATGCGAAAGGCGCTGGAGTCGTTGTTGTGGGAAGGCATGGTTGCATGAGGCATCGGGGAGTCCGTAGCGACGCGGACGTAGTGTCAAGCGCCATGAGAGGGCTCTTCATGACCAATCACCCCACAAGGGATGAGTTCCTCCGGATGATCGGGTATCCGAGGGTGGAAGCGAGATGAAACAGAGCAACGGGAAGAAGCGGCAACAATACCCCCCGCAAACACCTGACGAGCGATACCAGGTCCGCGACGAGTACATCGAGCGGGCACTCCGCACCCTTGCCACCCTGATCGACGAGGAGGTGCCCGAGGACTGGGGTTGGGGACTGTTCCTCGTTCCCTTCGGAGTCAACGAAGCTGCTCCGAAGGGTCGGGGAGCTGTGTTCTGGATCTCCAACAGCGAGAGGGAGGGGATGCTCGACGCTGTGCAAGGGTGGATCGAGGATAACAAGAGACGGAGGAAGATGTGAAGTGCCAAAACTCCGTCTGCAAAGCGGGGCCGGACGGCAAGGCCGCTACGGCGGATCTGCACCCGAACACAGGGCTGTGTCCCGTATGCCAGGTGAAGCTGGTCACGGGCCCCAAGCCGAAGGA